TCGAGCCGACGGGCACGACAACCTCCGGGCCGTCCTCACCGACCCAGGAGACAACGGGGCGACTGATGAGCCCGCCGGAGGCGTGAGTCGAGATTCCGGCCATCGCAACGTATTCATCTCCGGAGATGTAGTTTCCGGACGCCAGGCGTTCTTGGGCAGCTCCGACGGCGTTATCCAGGGCCGTCGAGTCTCCGGTCATGCCGAAGAGGTTGCTCAGCCCCTGCGTGACATCTCGAATCAGAACCATGATGCTGGTCAGTGGGGTAGCCAAGCCGCTCATGATCGCGTCGCCAATCCTGCCCTCTTCCCAGGCTTTGCCCATCTCAGAGCAGCCCTCTTTCCAGGCTCCGGAGAACTCGTCCCAGTTGCGCCATACCAGATAAACGGCCCCAGCCAGGGCCATGACGCTCATTGTCAAGGGAGTGAACATTGCCCCCATACCTGCCTGAAACGCCTTGAAGTCCGCTCCGAACCCCGAGAGGAAACTTCCTACTCCGCCCCTGAGTCCCGAGAACATCCCATTGAGGGCGGAGCCCTCGCCGCGCATTCTCGCCATTGCCAAGCTGTTGGCAATGACTGACGGGCGCAGACGCTGAAAAATGTCGATCGCGATGCTGCCGCCGTCCCGGATGTGCGACCAGCCGATGCGCGTGGCCAGAGTCGCTGCCTTGAGCCCTACGAATCCAGCGCCAATCCCGACAATCCATTTGGTCAGTCCAGGATATTTCTGCAATAACCCGGACACGCTGCCCACGATGGACGCCAGGCCCTTTGCCGTCTCCGCAAGAGGCGGGAGCAGCACGTTCCCCAGGTCGATCCCCACCGACTCCAGGGCCGAACCCAACTGCGTCAGGGAGCCCTTAGCCGTTGCGTTCATCTTGTCGGCCATACGTCGGACGGCCCCGTCCTGCTCGTTGATGTACTTCTGAGTCAGCTCTTCTAGGGAGCCATCGAGGACGGAGTCCCAGATGGCATTGGCTCCGATTCCGGCACGAGCCCCAAAGACAGTTTTGACACCTCTGGCCCTATCCGCACGGCCGAAACCCCGTTTGGTCATGGCTGTATCCAAGTCACGAACAATATCCGGCAATGCGCGAAGGTTGCCCTTCGCATCCTTCCGCCTGATCCCCATGTCATTCAGGAACATCTCAGCCTCTTTGGTTGGATCCGTCAGGCTGTCGATCATCCCGCGCAAGGTGGTCCCCGCCATCTCGCCTTGGATACCCGCGTCGCTCAGCTTCGACACGATGGCCGCGGTCTGTTCTATGGAGAAGCCCAGGGCCTTCGCTTGCGGGGCTGCGTATTTCATGGCATAACCCAGCTGTTCCACGTTGGTATTGGAGCTGGAGAACGCCAAGGCCATGACGTTGGCGACGCGTGTCATTTGAGTCGCATCCATCCCGAAGCCCGTCAGGATGTTGCTTGTGATGTCCGCCGTCCGCCCCAGATCCATATTAGCCGCGGCCGCGAGGTCCAGCATTCCCGACATGGAATCAATAATCTGGTCTGTCTTAAACCCGGCCATCGCCAGAAACTTTTGCCCCTGCGCAGCCTGAGTGGCGGAGAACTTCGTCGTCCGACCCATCTCCCGCGCGTTTTCGGTGAGATGCACCATATCTGTGTCATTAGCGCGGGTGATGGCCCCAACCTCGGCCATGCCCTGCTCGAAGTCCATCGCAGCCTTGAGCGGGTAGGCGAGCATCGCAGTTCCGACGGCCATCGTCCCGGCTAGCTGTCCGCGCAGCTCGCCGCGTTCCTGCTTGCGGGCATCCCGTGCCTCGGCACGGCGCAGGAAGCCGTCCTGAACGGCGGAGAAGCGCTGCATCGTCCCCAGCTGCTTGTTCAGCCCGCCCAAGGTGAAACCGTACTTCTTCGCCTCAGCCTCGGCCTCCTTCGTCGCGGTCTTGAGCTGCTGGAAGCGGGCAATTCCGGCGGCATCCAGCTTCCCGGCCTGGAGCGCGGAGGACAACTTCAGGGATTCACCGCGAAGGTCCTTCCATTTTTCCCCAGCGGAGATCCCCAGCTTGACGTCCTTGGCTTTTGCCTGGAGCTGCCCTATACTCTTGTCGAGACTTTTGAACGTACCCCCTACCGAGGAAGCGAGGGATGCCCCGATGACGAGACCGATGCCGAGATTCTTCATGTTCCGCTCCTGTTCCTGCGCCGACGTGCTTGCGGCGCTTGTCGCCGTTCTTGCCGTGGCCCTGTTTGTGATGGCCGCGTGGTGGTTTGCCGCCTTGGGTTTTGGGCTCGTGGCCGCCGTGTTGCTGGGGGCTCTGGCCTTCTGCGCGCTCGGCGTCCTGATCGCCCTGACCGCGCCCCTGTGGGGGCTGGCGCTGGGGCTTCTCTATATCCTGGCCCTGCTTCTCCTGATGCCTTTCTACCACCTGGCGACGCAGTGTTTCAGAACCCACAAGGCCTCCTGAAGCCAGGCATAGAACTCCCCAAGCTCCAGACCGAGGATTTCAGATAACGAGAAATGCAGGGCGTGGGCAACGAGAGCGCACGCCCTGCGCAGTTCTGCTATTTCTGGCCATCCTTCTCGAAAAAAGCTTTGTAGGACTCCTGGAGTTCCTTGTAGTCCGCAATATCCAGATCCTCGATGCTCTCAGGGGCGACCTCGCAGAGGTTGGCAAACATGCGGACCTCCTTCTCCTCGTCCGAGCCGCCGATCTTCGCGGCGAGGATGACATCCCGTACCTTGGGGCGGCGCAGGTTCAGAACCCGCAGCTCCGTCCCGTCCGAGATGACCGGGTGCAACAGCTTAATCTGCATATCAAATTCCTCCCTCTCATGCGCCGATGGCGGCGCGAACCTCGGCCAGCATATCGACGCCGTTAATAATGCGGGTCATATTCTCGACGTCGATCTCATGGATCATGTCGCCGCTCTCGCTGTAGCTGTAATACTTGAGGGCGATAGTCGCCTTCTGCTGGAGCTTCTCGCCAGGCTTCCACGTGCCGTGGTCGAGCTCCCGAATCATGCCCTGGGCCTTCACGGCGATGGGGACGGTGCGCCCGTCGCCCAGTTCGTATGCTCCACGGAAGGTGAGCGCCACCGGCTGGTTGTGCCCGATGCCAAACTGCCGCAGCACATCCGCCTGGATGTCCGCGAGCGTGAAGGAGCACTCCAGCTTCTCCATGCCCATGTCCAGTTCGACGGGGACATCCATGCCGCCGGCGCGGAACTCCTCCGTCTTGATGCTGAGCTTGGGGAGCTCCAGCTCCTCGACCTTGCCCGCGTAGCCGCGGCCATCGACAAACAGGTTGAAGCCCTTCAGCACGCGCGGTGTCTTGATATCCATTCCATTCACCTCCTATGCGGACAGTGGGAACAGGTCGGTCAGATAGCGGTCCGTGATGTGGGCACGGAAGACCAAATGCTCGGCGGGATAGACGGGCGTGAAGTCGTAGTCCCAGTAGACGATGCCCTGCGCAATCTGGTCGGGCGTGTTTATCTCCGGATCCACCCAGCAGTCGCCGCCGATCAGCGCTCCGACTTTTTTCAAGTGCCGGATGTAGGCGCGCACGCCGTCGCGGACGTCCTCCAGATATGTCTTCGTGATGCCCCGATCTACGGCCCAGAGGTGGGCGTAGAGGATGGACTCGGCGATCATGTCCGCGCTGCGGCGGACGCAGAGGAACGCCGTCTTGGGGTCTGTGGAGCAGGTACGGTTTCCCCAAAGGCGGTAGCCGTTCTCGTGGACGATGGTCGTGACCTCGTGCTCGTTGAGGTGATTGGCGCGGCAATTCACATCGGAGAGCTCGAAGTCGATACCCCGCGCGGTACCGACGATGCCGTCAATGACCTGGTTGGACGGAGACCACCACCAGCCCCTGGAGTTATCCATCTTGCTGATGAGCCCGGCGACACGGGCCGAGGCGGGCTGAACGACCTCCTTCTTCTGGATCACGTCCCAAACCTTTACCCAAGGGTCGACCACATAGACTCGGTCGCTCCCATAGTTCTCGCGTGCGGAGATGGCCGCGGCGTCCGTGGTGTTGGGACCGTCGACGATGGCCACGGCCTTGAGCCGCTGAGCCAGGCTGTTCATCTCCGTGCCCACAGCCAGCTCGTGGCTGAAGCCGGGCGCGGCGAGGATGCGTGGCGTGACCTTGATGGCGTTCCGGGCGTCCAGGAACGCCTGCAGGCCGGTGCGTTTTTCGGTGCTGTCGTCAACGCCGCCGATGACCGCGCTTTTCGTCTCCTCGGCGCTTCCCTCGGCCACACGCACCAGGGCGACCATGGCTCCGCACTGGTCGAAGATGCCGTCGATGGCTGCTGGAAGCGTTCCCGTCTTCCCCAGTCCTGCCGCCTCGGTGCGGCGCCCCGCGATAAGGATGGGCGTGTCCAGAGGAAACTTCTTCGCGTCCGCCTCCGGGGCGGTCCCGATGAGCCCGATGACGGAGCTCTTTACCGTCCGAATAGGGCGAGGCCCGTCATCAAGCTCGATAACCTCAACTCCATGCAAAAACTGCTCGGGCAACTTGCTCACCTCCAATAACAGAAATCCGAATTCTCGCCCGCGTAGTGCGGGTACAGGACAAAATGCACAAGGACAATGGGGACATACCAAAGTGCCCAATTGGGGCAGGTGGTCAGGAGTATCCCCGCAACGATGAATTCGACCCCAAACCCCGCCAAGGCGACGACACGCTGTTTCCAAGGGGCCATTTGGGGCATCGTCCAGAGTCCGCGGGGGATGGGGAGTTTCCCAAACAGCCGTCCCCATTTGAAGCGGAACCGGAGCCGTTTTCCGAAAGCGAGGGCGGCCAGATAATGTCCTCCCTCGTGGATCAGCACGGCCGCCAAAACCGCCGCGATCAGCTCCATGAGATAGTCGCCAGTTCGGCCACAGTCGTGGCCGCATCCGCC